CCACGAACCAGCTCGTACCCCTCACGGAGACGACCTGCAATGTTCGTGCGGTCTTCTACCCCACCTGCCGATGCCCGAATCCAACGATGTTTGTATCCCATAGGAGCTGGTGGCGCATCAAGACGGGAAGGGGGTGCCCACGGCCGGCGTCGCGCGTTCTTCGTACGAGATTCGGTCTCGCGCGAAGCGCGGTTCAGAGAAGGCAATTTGACGTCCGACATGTGTTACTCCTTCACGTACTTGGCGTATTCCTCGAGAGGAACACCCAGCTTTTTAGCAATTGCCACTTGACTTGGGGTCAATTTGACAGTGCGGCGTGCTGTGTTGTTGATCCCGGAGGATCGGGAGGCAGGCGCAACCGTTTGCACGTTACGGGTCCTGCTCTGCGTGCTCGCTCCGCCGTCCCCAAACTTCTGGGGAAAGGCGTCTCGAATACGTTTGTCAAGTTCATCATAGTACTCATCCGAGCTGGGGTCAAATCCCTCAACTTGGATCAACTGGCGGTGNATACCCCAGGCGGCATGGGTCATGACGTTGTCCCGGCCATACCACTTGTTCTTTTCCGCCCACTCCTCCACTCGCGGGTCCACCTGCTGCTGCTGGGCGGGCTGCTGGGCCTGCTGGGCCTGATAAGCCGCCTGCTGGGCGGCATACTGCTGCTGTTGCAAGTAGGCCTGGCGCTGGGCCGTGGCAGAGTCTAGCTGCCCCTGCTCCATCGTCAGGGCGGTCAACCGCTGCTGGGCCTCGGTTTCGGTGTCAATGTCACCTTCCTCACGGGCCTTGCGGATGATCTGCTTGAGGGCCACCGCCTGCGTCTCAACCCGGCTCTTGGCCTCAACCAGCCGCTCCTCGTCCGTACGGACATACTGCTGCTCGAGCTCCTGAGCCCGGGCCTGCACCTGCTTGGCATACTCCAAGGCCGCCTGCTCACGGCGCTGGGTCTCGCGAAGCCGGGCCGTCAGCTTGTTGATGCGCTTCTGCACCCCCTCGCTGTACTGGTCCAGCTCCTCTTCCTTACGAGCCTGCCGCGGCTCCTCTTCCGTCACCAGAGGCAGCCTTGGGGCCTCCTCCTCAACGGGCACCTGTACGGTCGCGGGCTGCTCGCCCTCGCCGACGTTAAATTCCAACTGTTCGTTCATCTCGGATCTCCTTACCACATGTGAAGGACGTCTTCAGGATCGGCAACGATCCCCAAGACCTCATCGTCGTTAATCAAACGAATCTCCCCGCCATCGATCGGGATCCGCGCGCCGGCATAGCGGCCGAAGATGATCCAATCCCCCTCCTTGCACCACGGGCCGGTCGGGAACTTGACCTCATCGCCATAGGCGATAGGCCCAACCTTGAGGACATAGCCACACACCGTCGAAACCTGCTGCTTGCGCTGGGTCTCTTCGGCCAAGGCAATGCCACCCTTGGTCTTCTCCGCACCCCGGTAGGGCAGGATCGCAATGCGCCACCCGGTCGGAGTGGGGATGCGGTTGAGTACCGCCGCATGGAGCTTGTCGGGCTTGAGCCCTTCGGCCGTGTAGGCATCTTCCAGGGATGGAACATGCGCTGCGGCCTCTTCCGCCCACTTCTTCTCTAAAGCCGTGGGCTCTTTAACTATCGCATTCACGTTGGTTCTCCTTTAGATCAAAAAGCCGTCGTCATCCGTTCGAGACTTCAGTAGTCGCTTTACGGAATCCTCAACCAGCTTCAATCCTTCAAGGCGACCCATCATGAAGCGATACCGCTCCATGTCGGCGATCGTTCCATTTAGGACGATTTGTTCCGAGCTTTCTCTAAGAGATCTGATCTCACGAAGCACTGCTTCTGCAAATTCAAGCATGGTTGGTTTCCATGAAAAAGCAGCCAGTTTTGCGCACCGGCCGAGGCGCTTATCGACTTAGTAAATCTTGACTGGGCGGTTGCCATCCTTCTTCTTGACCGTGCGCACAGCACCCATGACGCCGCCGTCCTTCATGCCGCGCGACTTGCCGGCCTTCGCATACGCGATCGCTGCCGCCTGCTTCACCGCAGCGGACTTGCTCTTCGGCTTGCTCGTGCCAATGCGGCCCTTTTCCTTGTAGGTGCCGACAAGCTCGCCAATATTGCGGCTGATCGTCTTCTGGCTCGATCCCTTTTTAAGCGGCATTTCGCCCTCCTCGTTGTAACTGAAGTTGTAACTTCGCCTGGTCAATCTGCATCGACTGCTGGGCCTTTTGCGACTCAAGCTGCAACTTCGCCTGATCCAACTGCATCTTGGCCTGGTCGGCCGCGGCGCGCTGATCGAGCTCCTGCTTCTTGAGCGCCACCAACGGGTCCTCCCCGCCGCCAGCCGCCTCGCCAGAAAGTTGCCCTTGCAGGTTCTTGAGCTCCTGCAAGTAGGTGGCGATCTTGATCGCGACCATGCCTTCCTTCTGGATCGGCGACACCAGTCGATCGGGGTCGGTGCCGTACGCCTTGAAGATGTCCGCCTCAACGTCCTCTTCAGCCTTGATGCGCACGTGCTCGAAAATGTGCTGCTGAAGCTCCATCGCCGACATCGGCGCGGCCTGAAGCAGCGGCGACATGCCCATGATCAAGTGAGCGACGATGTGCGCGTCATGCTGCTGGCCCGGGAAGGCCTTGAGCTTCATCCCGTTCAACACAGAAGAGTTCTCGGACGCCGGATCACGGGGCATCTGGTTGTTCTGCGGGATCAAGATGCCGTCGATGTCGCGGATGTTCAGCGCGGAGTACACACGATAGTACGCTTCGTACATGTTGTGCATCTGCGGCGCACCCTGCGCCATCTGCAACTGCATCTGTGCAAGCTGGATGCGCTGCGCGGAGCTGAAAATGTTCGGGTCAGCAACCGGCAGCACCGAAACGATCTTGTCGAAGTCCGTGCGCTTGACCTTGCGGCTCGCCCCCGGCACATCGTACGGATACTCGTCGTCGAGGTACTGGCCAAAGCCCTCAAAGAGCAGCCGGAACTCAAGCGACTGGGCGTAATGCAGGCGCTTGTGGATCGCCGACATCACCATGGAGCCACGCTCGAGCAATGCGAGCGTCGTGCCGACCTGCGCGTACTGATTTCCGTCGCCGACCTGCATGTCGGCCGTGCTCGAGAGGCGCTTGCCGGCGTCTACGAGGAATCCAAGCAGCGCAAACAACACTTGGCTCGGCTCCTTGTACGGAAGCGGCAGCAAAGACGACTGCAACTCCGCGCCACCGGCGTCAATGTCGCGCCACTCGCCCGGTTGGATCGGATCCGAGTCGTCCGCGATGCGCGCGCCCTTGGCCTTGAAGCCCGCAGGCAGGTTGGCAAGCGTTCCGGCGTCGATCAACTGCCGCAACGCGCTCGTCGCCGACTTGGAAAGGCCGCCGATGAGGTGCACAAAGCCCAAACCGTACGCGCCGGGGCCTTCCACCAGCACGTAATGGACAAAATAGTTGCGCCGACGCTTCAGTTCATCGTCTTCGCGCCAGTTTCGGCGGATTCCGATGACCTTGAGCGAGTCTTCGGCGAGCGTAACGACGTACGGAAGCTTGATTCCCGTCGGTTCACCGTCTTCGCCAATCTCTTCAAAGCCCGGCAGGTCCAAATCGACCAGCATTTCGAGCAAAAATACCTCGCCAGCCTGGTCCGTCGGCTGCACACCCGTCACTTTGTCGATTGCCGCCTGGATTTTGCTCGGGTCCGCGGGCGTCGGCTCAAGGTCAACCGCAATATCGAGGTATTCGCCGATCAAAACGCGCTTGCGGAACTCGTTTGAGTCCATCGCAATGCGGTGCGTCAGCCGCGAACACTGCGAAACGACGCTCGAACCGTTGTACGGGATGTACACATCGTCCGCCAGACACAGGCGGGAGACCATCCGACCGAGCTGAAAGTCGTAATAGACCTTCTTGAAGGTCGATCCGCCGTATCCGGTGTAGTACAGGAGCTGGTCGAACTCCGGGGTGTACTCCTCCATCACCGTCGTGAGCTGGTAATTCATGAAGTCCTGCACGCGCGCGGCCTGCTGGAACTTGTCGACGGTCTCTTTGCCAAGCACCTGCGTGCGAACCGGGCCACCCGCGGGCAGCAATTCTTTAAACGCCTGCGACTGGAACTGGATGATCGCCTCTTGCAGCATCGGATGCGTCGCGCCAGAGGCGCCACGGAAGGGCTTGGTGCGCTCTTCCATGCGCAGGCCCAGCAATTCCAGGCCCTTGGCGTACATCTGCTCCCAATCCGACCGCGATCCCTTGTCCGCCTCGAACATCGCCGAGACATCAATGGCAATCCGACCAAGGTCATCCGGGTCTACGACCTCCGCAAGGTTCGCGTAGAAGTCGACCTCTTTCGCCTCATCCTCGCCAATCTCGATGACCGCCCCGCCATCCGGCTCCAGGACGATCTCGATCTCCGGGGCCTCCTCTGGCGGACCCCCGGCAATGACCAGGACGCCTGCGTCAGGGGCTTGGTTGATCGCTTTATCAATTGGCATGTTGATATCCTAATACATTTAATGCAAAAAGGCCACGACTAATCATCGTTTATGCCCAGGCGCTGACGAATGGCTTGGATAGATCCTTCGTCAGGAAGGTTCTGCGGAGCATTTGGTAGTTGATTAAGGCGCACGTTGACGGGTCTCCCCTGCCCAGGCGGCAGCACTTTTCCGGCATACAAACGAATAGCTTTATATAGCGGATCGCCGCCACCTTCGGAAGCGCCTGCAAGATGCCCTTCGGTGCTACCTTTGTACCCTGGGGGCAAAGGGTTAAAATCGTAGTCTTCTTGAAACACCAACTGCTTTGTTTTTGGATCAACGGTGTAACCAATACGGCCAAACGTGCGGTTTAGGGCTACTGGGGTGTGACTACCAAAAACACTAAGGCCACTAGGGTCACTAGGGTTTTTTAATGCGTCAATTAAGTAATCTTCATATCCCAAATTTGGGCCAATGCTAAATATATTGGCTACGTCGGCTACGCCGGCAGACTTTAGTCCCACCTCGCTCTCGTAAGTCTGTGAGTCGCCCGAAGCCAGATCAATAAGATCTTGTGTAATTACCCCTTTTTTATATTGTTTAATAGCGTCTAAATCTTTTTTATATTGTGCAAAAAATTCTGGATACAGGATCTTGCCTTTGTTTTTCGCAGCAACAGCTTTTTGATGGCTAGCTAATGATTTAACTAAATATTTTTCGTACGTAGTTAAATCCGGCTCAATAGATTTGTATTTGCTGCGAACGACAGACATAAGCGCTTGGCGCTCTGGTTCCTTCATGGAGGCTTCGGTAATCGGGTCTTTACGAGCATCGACAACAGACTCAAGGAAGATGCGCTTGTGTAGTGGCAAATCTTCGCGATTGACGTTTCTGCCATATAGCCCAAGTCCTGCGCCAACTAGTTTGTCGCCAAGGGTCAGGTCGGGATTAAACCCTACACCTTCCTCGCGAAGATCAGGCTGCTTAATCGGCGCGCCGCTCGGGGGACTCGTCGGGATTGAACGCGACAAATCGGAGCGCTCTAGTAACGAACGATACAAATCCGCGCTCGTCTCTCCCGTGCTGGGGCTACCCTTTGCACGCATCTTGGGTTCTGTTTTCTTGTTCTTGTCCCCCGTACGCTCTTTTAACGCAGGTACCACAATCTGCACCGGACGACTAACTCCGGCCTGCTTTGCCTTCCGAATAAAAAAGTTGTCTTTTTCATTAACGTCACCCGTGAAGTCATACGTGTCTTTGACCACATACGATCCGTCAGGCATCTCCTTAAACGAGAACGTACCTAGGGTGTTACGCAAGTTTGCCGTGGAAAAAGGCGAGCGGTCTGTGTCAGGCCCCGGCAAACCACCAAGGCGCTCATAGCGGTCTTTGTACGCGTCATGATGCGCGTATGTCACGATGTTGGGCAGGGCCTTCCCTGTTTTTCTATCAGAAACCGGACGGGTCTTTGCCAACTCAATCAATCGGCGAAGTTTTGCCAATTCCGCTCCAGACAAACTAGCCTCTGTAATCGGCTCCGTCCGCTTGGAAGATTCGCCCGACATCGACTCTAGGTACGTCCGAACGTGTAGCGGCACTATCCGCTCATCCGTTTCGTCAACCTCACCGCCCTCGTTAAACCGACGCGTCATCAGATCCCCGAGCCGCGATAACTGCTTCTTGGTCAGCCGGCCCTCGCCAAACGTATCACGCATCAAATCCTTCGCCGACATCGCATCCCGCGAACGCACGGACTCCGACAGCTTCAACAACTCCTCGAGCGTGTCCGGAGCACCCTTTGGCTCTTGGGCCGCGGTCAACGACTCAAGCTCCATGGCCATGCCCTTCGCAGTCCCCCGGTCCGTCTGCCTGTTGATCGGCCGCCGCGTCGCACGACGCACAGTCTGCGAGACCGGCGTCGCGTCAAACTCCACCTGCGTCTCACCAGGCGACTCCGACAAACTCTCCAACATGCCACGCGCAGAGTCGATGTTCTTCATCGACTCCGCATACGAGTCCTTGCTGTCACCCTTCAAGAGCGCAAGCAACTCAGCATCCGAAGACGGACCACCCTTCGCACGCCCCGTCGGACGCACCGCCCCAGGCGACAGGATGATGTTGCCAAAACGGTCCGTGTAATACCCCGCGTTCTGCGCCCCACCCAACATCGTCGGCCCAAGGTTCGGGTTCGCAGCAAGCGCCTGCAACGGCAGATTGCTCGTCTGCAAGCTCGGCAGCCGTGTGCTCGAGGGCAACGTGCCAGGGCTCAAGGCCCCAGGAGTCGGCGTGAAATACGGGGTCGATGTGCCTTGGCCCGGGGCAACGGGCAAGGGGTTCGCAATATACCCCGGCGTCGGAATGTTCGCGGTCGGGATGTACCCGCCACCAGGAATGCCCGTGGCCGGAGGCGACACAGGGATGTTGACCGGAGGCTGCGCAGGGGTAGGCGCAGGAGCGGGCCTTCCCCCGCCCGTCTGCGGAGGAGGCGTTCTGCCACCACCAGGAGTCCCGCGTCCGGTCCGCGGCTCACGGGCCGCAGGGGGCTTCCCAATCCGACCAAGCAACCGGCCGACATCGCTGTTCGGGTCGATCGCGTTCCAGTTAAAGTTGAACCCGCCGCGCGCCGGCGTGCCGGTGTCCGGCTTTTCGTCGCGATCGTCGATGCCGTTCAGGTTCCTGTCGATGAAGTCGGCCGTACGGACAGGACCCATCTCGTCCTTCGGCGGCCGGGTGGTCGGAGGATTGACCGGCAACTTGCTGTCGATCAGCCCGGGGGGCGCCGTTCCGGTACCACCTCCGGTACCACCGCCCGGGGGCGGCTCCTCCCTCGGAGGAGGCCGGTTCCTCTGCTCTTCCTCCGCCCTGCGGCGAGCTTCCTCCGCTGCACGGCGGGCGGCCTCTTCAGCCGCCATCCGACGAGCGTTCTCTTCCGCTAGGCGACGGGCTTCCTCAGCCGCTCGAGCAGCCGCCGCATCCT